ACTGAAGATCTAACTGAATCAAAAAAGATTTTTCAAGATAAAATCAGAGAAGTTAGAAAAGATTTATTAGAGGCTCAGGATGTAGCTTTTATGAAGGCTTTGGAGGCAGGAGATAGTGATGCACAAACTACTGCTAAGAATGCAAAGACAGCTTTGAGAGATGCTCCTGCATCAAGTGCAATTACAAATGCATCAACTATAGCTGAATTAAAATCTGCTTGGGATACAAGTATCTTAGGTGAAAATCCTTATTCATAGGAGAGCAAATTGAGTTCACAATTAAATGTAGATACCATTGTAGACAGAGCAGGGTCAGGTGGCACGAATGTAAAGATAGGTAATACCTCAACTTATGTATCTGATGGTGGCAATGTTACACAGAATACTGTGCAAGGGTTGGCAAAAGCTTTTTGCAGAGCATCCAATAGTGCATCTTTAACAAACACTTTCAATATAGCAAGTGGAACAGATAATGGTACAGGTAATTATACTTTTGCTTTTACAAACAATATGAGTACAAGTGGTTCAAGTGGTACTGCTGTTGCTGTTACTAACGGAGCTAGAATGTCTACTTATTCTAATGTTCAAACTTCAAGTTATGATACGGATACTCACAATGAATCAGGAACAGATACAGATGCAGGTACTTGTACCAATACTTTCGGAGATTTAGCATAATGGCAAGTGAACTTAAAGTAGATAAATTCACAGGTGTAACCACAGCAGGTTCTATACTTGTTACAGGTGAAGGCAATAGTACAACAACTAATCTGCAACAAGGGTTAATAAAACAATGGGCAAAAATTGATGGAGTAAATGCTACAATTGACGATAGCTTTAATGTTTCATCTGCATCAGACGAGGCTGTAGGAAAGAAACAATTAGCTTCAACTAATGTTATGAGTAATGCTAATTATTCTGTTACATCTACAACATTTTTTAACTCAAGCATTGATGCAGGTATGCACCCTTTTATTGAGACTACGTTTAGTACAAGTGAGTTTAGAATAAATGCTCTAGAGTTTAATTCTACAAATGCAGGAGATTGTGATTCTCACTTTACACAAAGCACAGGAGACCTCGCATAATGGCTAGTATAGGAGAAAACAAATGAGTACATTAAACGTAGATGCACTAGTTGGAAACACCTCTGCTAATGCTATTACAGTTAGAGGTGAGGGTACTGCTACCACTAGTTTACAGCAAGGGTTAGTAAAATCATGGATTAGTGCAAATTTTTCAACACAAGCATATTTAGACAGTTTTAATCAATCATCTTTAAATGACATAGGTACTGGTTCTTTTAGATTTACAGTAACTAACAATTTTGCAAATGTTAATTATGCTTGTGCGACTGAAGCTAAATATGTGACCTCTAATGGTATAAATACCATGACACAAGATGACCAATTTGCAAGAACGACATCACAATATCAGGCATATTGTTCTAATGATGGTGGTTCTGTACTTCCTGCGGATACAGAACACTATCAATCCTTACTAGCAGGAGACTTAGCATAATGGGTGAAATAGATGGGATGCTGTTTTGGAATATTGTCCTATCCCTGATTGTAATTCCATTTGGTTGGGTGTTCACATACCTCGTGAAAGAGGTCAAAAGGCAACAAATATTAATCAATAAAACAAGAGAAGAGATTGCATATAATTATGCAAGAAAAGATGATGTTAAGGATGACGTTACAAAGGTAATGGATGCCCTGCACAGATTAGAAGATAAACTAGACAAAGCACTCTCCAAATAAAGGATAAATAATGATAGATCCTATTTCAGCATTTTCGATGTTGACTACGGCTCATAGTGCCTTAAAAAAAATGGTTTCAATGGGTCGTGATTTGTCCTCAGCTACGAAATATGTAACTCAATATGCCAAAGCAGAAGCAGAGTTAGGCTTTGCTAAAGAACAAAAAAAGAAGGGTATATTCGGATCTGTTATGGATCAGGCAATAGAACAGCATTTTAAAGAAGAAGAACAAAAACGATTAAAAGATGAACTAAGGTCATTATTTCTTTTATATGGTGCAGATGGACTTGGTCAGTGGGAAAGATTGCAAGCGACCATTGCCTCAGCGAGAGCAGAACATAGAAAAAGATTAAAAGAACAGCAAAGAATAAGAGATAGAAACCTAATGATAACTGTAGGGGTAGTTAGCTTTATATTAGGTATAGGTATATTAATAATGTTTATAAACTACCTCAAATATGGTTCAGCATTCTAGTACCAAAGCAGGGAGAATAGCTGAGTTTTTTGCCTGCGGTGTAATTGAAGATTTGGGGTGGCAGACCTCTCTTTGTCAGCAAGATGGAGTAGATCTAATAGCTTTTAAGGACAATGAATATGTCCGAGTACAAGTAAAGGGATCTAGCATCAAAAGAAGCCTCAGGAACAATGGTCTCCAGTTTATGATGGGTATGGGAACTAAAAAGAGATTACCCTCAATAGAAGAATATGACATAGCCTGCATGGTATCAGTCTATCACCGAAAGTGTTGGTTTATTCATGTCAGCAGTGTGCAGAGAAAAACAATCCGCAGACCAAAAGCCTTTTTTGAAAGCACCGAACTTGAATACGAAAGTTGGGAAAAATCACTCGATATTTTCAGGGAAACAAAACGTAATGGAAAATATTTATTTTAAAATTTTTAAGATTTTAAACAAAGTCAGCAATTTTTTTTACAACAAATATTGTGAAGATTTAAGAAGGAAACAAAACAGATGACTGAGCAAGGCATTCATTTAAATTTACTTAACCAACTTCGCAGACATGAGGGTTTAAGACTAGAGCCTTATAAATGCTCAGAAGGATATTTAACTATAGGATTTGGCAGGAACATTGAGACAAATGGCATATCGGAAGCTGAGGCTGAATTTATGCTTTCAAACGATCTTATAGCCTGCGAGAACGAGTTAAAAGATGAGGGATGGTATAATCAGTTAGACGAAACTAGAAGGGCTGTAGTGCTAAATATGGCTTTTAATTTGGGTAAACCAACTTTACTAAAATTTTCCAAATTCATAGGCAGGCTGTCTGATAATGATTATGAAGGTGCATCAAAAGAGATGATCACTGGAAGCGATGGAGTATCTGAAAGCAAATGGGCATCTCAGGTTGGTAAGAGAGCATATGAACTAGCCGAGCAGATGAGAACTGGTCAGTGGCAGGATGTATAAGGTACTGATAACAGTTTGCTTACTCGCTGATCCTACTAAATGTATGTTTATAGAAAATACCGAACATCCAGTCATATATGAGACTTATGATGCCTGCAAAGCTAGAGCATTAGAGATAGGCTCAGAAGTTTCAATATATATCCCGCAGTGGAGAGCAATGCGTTGGAAGTGCATAAAAATTAAAGAAGGGAAATTTACATGATACCATTAATTACAGCAATCGCTCCATTAATAGGAGACATAGTCAAAGAAGCTATCCCTGATCCTGATAAAAAGACTGAGGCAGAAAATAAAGTTAGATTAGCTTTACTGGAAAACTCAAAGCAGATTGAGGCTTCTGCAAGTCAAATTATTCTAGCTGAGGCAAAGTCAGAAAGTTGGATTGCTTCTAGTTGGAGACCAATATTAATGATGAATATAACAGCTATAGTTTCAGTAAATTTTTTAGTGTTTCCATTAGTAGGTGTATTCACTGGAACTGAACTATCCATCCCCCTTCCTGCCGAATTATGGACACTCCTGACAGTTGGAGTTGGCGGTTATACTATCGGCAGATCAGCAGAAAAAGTTGCAGGAAATCTAAAAAAATAGTAATAGTGATAAATTAATTTATTTAAAAACAAAGTGATAAATAAAGTGATAAATGGAAACTATTAACCTATATATACAGCCAAAAATGGGAGAAAAATGTCAGGCTCATAACCTGAAGGTCGTAGGTTCAAATCCTACCCCCGCAACCAACTATATCAATAAAATCAATGACTTAGACACACCCTCAAAGACTTCGGTTTTTGGGGTTTTTTTGCGTTTTAAGCCTGATAACGATCACAGAGTGATAAATAAAGTGATAAATGTTCGTCAGGCATATTTCCCTTTTTTTAAAATAATAGTTGCATAATAGGTATAATAGTGTACTATAGAGGAATAATATCGCTTTTAGAGTGATAAATTAAAAAAGGGAGCAAACTAATGAAATATAAACTTAATTGGAATAGAGATGTAGACGTTACAGATGATGATTTTATTTTAAATTTACCACATGGATTTAAATTCACACACGATCCTTTAGAGCCAACTCATGTAAGAGGATATGATACTAAGCGAGAACTTATATCTGATCTAAAAAATGTAACTGTATGTAATTGTCAAGAATGTAAGGGAGCAAAATAATGGAAAATTTTACAGAACAAGAATTAATTTTTCTTCATGCTGTTTTAAGTTGTGAGAATGACGAAATTATCAGAGCCAATCATGGAGTTGAGCCTAAAAGACGTACAACAAACATGAACATAAGAACTGGATATTACAAATTTCAAAAAACAAAAAAAATAATGAAAAAAATAAGTGCAATGATGAGGGAGCAAACTAATGGCTAATTATTTTATTGGAGATATTACAGTTTTTAAACTTCCTAATCAGGATTTTAAAGGCTTTAGATTTAGATATAAAACTCCTGCAATGGCTAACTATAAATTTAAATCATCTAAAAGCAAAAAAGAATTATCGGCTATCAGAAAAGATATGATGGCTGATTTTCAAAATAATGTAAGTAAGATTGAATTTGCATTATTTGATGATGTAGCAAAACTTGCTCTAGAAATGCGATTAGAAGCTATTGGAAGAAAAGTTTTAGGTATTAGGCAACGATCATATGACAATGATGAAAGGCATCTCAGACTGCATATAAAGCCTTTTTATAAGGGTATGAGTATTAAGGAAATTACCACTGGTGCGGTAAATAATTTTATAAATCATTCTGCTAACAAAAATCTGTCGGCAAAAACCATAAGGCACTGCGTTCAGACATTAAATATGGTTATGAAGTTTGCTATTGATCAGGGGTATATTGCAAAAAATCCATGTAGTTCTGATCAACGAAAAGAAGTCAAAGGCGATGTAAAAGAAAGAGGCGGATATTCTCACGATCACATTTTGAGTTTAATAAAAGCTGAAAAAACTTTATATCTAGATACCTTTATAATGTTCTCAGCATTTACTGGAATATCAGCTAACGAACTTCAGGGATTACAATGGAAGGATATTAACTTCACTAAGTCTGAGGTAACTATAAAAAGAAATGTCTATAGATATGACACTCAGGAACTAAAAAATAATTTTAGAGAAAGAGTTTTAGGCTTACCATCTCATGTTATGACATTGCTAAAAAAATGGAAGTTAAACTCAATGTGTGATTTTTGGGTATTCCCAAATTCCAATGGCAAAAAGCCATTTGAGCAAAATGCAATGAGAAAATTAATATCAACAGTTTGTAAGAGAGCAGGAGTGCCTGACTATGGTATTGGCGGGTTCAGGAAGTATTACAACACTAGTATGATTGGTGAAGTGCCTGATCATATCAGGAAGGCTCGTATGGGGCATAGTAAGAACTCTAAGACTGCTGAGGTGCATTATACTGTTATAGATCTAGAGCAGGCTAGAAGTCCTATACAAACTGAAAAAATATTGCAGGGGATGTTGGGTTAGATCTCATCTAAAATGTTTCTTGAAAATACATGAGTAGCTTTTCTTTTGGATTTGTAAGGTACATTGTCATCATCCTCAACATTTTCTGCACCCCAATCTTCTTCTACTTGAATATTCTTTGCCCTGAGTTCATCGCATATTTTTGAAATAGCATGATTACCATCCAATCTATCAGAGTAACAATCATTACACATAAACCATCTATATCGTCTTGATTTTATCTTGGGCAGTTTAGCCTTACAAAATTTACAATAGTCATAACGATTGAAACTCATCTCTTAGCCTCTGTTGTTCAAATCTGTAATCGTCAAAACATTGGTGAGAGCAAAAAATATTTTTTTTAGCATTTACCAATCCTGCAAATCTCCAATCAAAATCCTTACCGCACTGCTCACACTTATCCATTAGTGGAGTTGGATGTATCGGTGGTCTTTGGGTTTTTTTCCATCGGCTCATTTTCACAAATCCCTGAGCAACAATCGATCATTACTGACAACTTACAAACTGAACACTGCTCGGCTGACCTCGTAATAATAGGCTTCCAAGCGGACTTACATTGTGGACAAATTTCTATGACTTACTCCCCTTCTCTTTATCTGCAATCTCTCCCCCGATGCCTGAGTATCCTGCAACATCAATCCAACTATCTTTTTTGGTAGGAGAATAAATTAGTCTAGCTATCTTCAATAAGATCAAGCAGAGGACTACTTGATAGACAGTTACTTTTATTCCAAAAACAACTGACCATAACTCAGCAATCCTCTTATGGTTTTCATAGGCATCCCCATAATCTTCTGCCCGATCACCATTAATTAATCCTATTGCAGTTTTTAAAATCTCTTCTCTTTTCATCTAAAATGGTATCTCATCATCTAGTGAATTATTGTCAGCTATTTTAGTTGAGTTGGTCATAGTTTGACCGCCAACTTTAGATTGATCAGCTTTTACTAATTTGCCTGCAATCCAGTTATCATTTTTCTGATAGACGTTGGCATAAAATGTCTCGCCATTAATGACTAGCTTCCCATTATAATCTGAGTGCCAGTCCTCAGTCTTACGATCATTTTTATTTATGGATATTGTTAACTCATCAACTCCATATTTAATCATTGGTTTATCTTCCATTTAACTCTCCTTTTTTAGTTTTGAATTTTTGGATTACCGCTTCGTCAGTTGGCTTATATTTCACATATAAGTCAGTTAACTCCTTCTCTGTCTTAGCATTGTCTATAAGTGTAGATAGATCTGCCTCAGGAGGTTTGGAGGAGCGAGTACCCCCTAAGGCAGAATTACCTGAAGGAAAAATGGGAGCATTGCCTTCAGGCTTTACTATAGCGACTTCTCCATCATCATCGTCAGAAGGAAGTCCGAATATACTTTGCAATCCATATCTTTTTGCATAGCTGATTGCCGATCCCATTTTTTGCGGATCATTAGGGTCTTTTGAAACTATCTTAGTTCTGCTTACTCTTGTCGCTCCTGAGGAGTGCATCATTACAGTTCTAACGAAGGATATATCACCCTCAAAATCCATCTCCTGAGTGAATGTCAAACCAAACTGACTAGCAGTTCTGACAGTCTTTATTACACTCTCAAGTGAGGCATATTTATTTTTATAGTGAGGGTTTCTTTTATCCTCAAAAGCATGAGGGTTAGTCTGATGAAAAGATATTAATGCAGTTGCTATTGAATTATCTTTTTCTCTAATTATTGGTTTTGGTATTGGCTTTAGTGCCTGACTTAATTGTTCCATAATGAAATCCTCTTACTATTATTTTTTGCTACTTTTACAGATATTCCATGCCCAAATGCTTCACTGGCATTTTTGGGTACTAACTTTTTAATACTGGCTTCAGCACCCTTAAAAATTTCGTTTGCTCCAAGTGTCTGTATCCACTGTTCTGCAAAGGCTTTCCATTTAGGATCAGCCTGCATATCTACTGGAACTTTATCCTCAATTGGTATTGGAGTTTCTGCTACTGGAATATCAGTTGGCTCAATGTCCATCTCGACACAACCCATAAACCATTTAGCTACATCAATAAGTTTTTCCTGAAACTCACGATCTATTTTAATTTCATGTAAGGTTGGTTGCTCTAGTCCTTTAACAAAAGACAGCAAACCATAAGGACACTTCTTACCAGTTACCTCTTCAACTAAATAGGCATTCCAATGTATTTGAGGACTGTAGTACCTAACTAAGCGAGGGATAACGTCTTTATATTCCTCATCCCTTTTAGGTCTGCCCATAGTGTATTTAGCATCTATAACCGCTAATTTATTTTTATAGCCTTTAACTACACCATCAACAGTACACCTCATAAATGGATGCTTGATGCCATTGAAAACTTTTTGTCTGTCAATAATAGGTAGGTCTAAATGATACTCAGTCCATTCAATATTAGGCTCTTCAGTGATATGCCCCATGATAACCGCCCAAACCATTGTCAGGTCATCACGATCTATCTTGCCAGTCTTTTGCTGAAATAATTTTAATATTCGCTCAGGATCACCTGAAGCTAATGTGGTTATATCGCTACCACCGATTGTATTTTTACGTTCAGATATACTTTTTGTATCTAAACCTAAATTTTGAAAGAATTTTAATCCCATAAGTTAACTCCTCATTTTCTATGAAGATATAACTTATAGGAATATATTGCAATATATTTATTCTATAGTGGATCTAGAACCTACTATCTTATGCACCCCTAAAATATCTGAATTTTTAAAAACTTCAGTATCCTCAGGATTTAGGGTTGAAAGTTTATATTGTCTGTCGGTAATCTCATTAACTTTTCTAACTAAACCTGAGATCTTTTCACCGACTTGCACTTGAACTACAACAAAGTCATTTACTTTTACTTGCAGTGTCGGATCAACAAACAAAATTTCACCATAAAAATATCGCTGTTCCATGTTTTGTGAAAGCATGAAGCAGGCATAAGCTGACTGAACACCAACTAAATAATCAGGTCTGACACAATGACTGAACATTTTTTTCTGCACCTGAAAGCCTTCAGCACCATTTGGAAAGGGCAAGCCAAACATAGGCAAGTCCTCAATCAATGGCATTGTTTCATATTCTACTGGTTTTTTTGTGATCATACTGGCATTGCTTAATATGCTATCCTGATCAACTTCAAAAAATTTTGTAAGTTTTGCTAAATGGATACCTAACTTTCTATCGCCTCGTTCCATCTTACTATATTCAGATTGACCAACTCCGATAGCCTCAGATACCTCAGTTTGTTGAAGTCCTCTATTAGACCTCAACACATAAAGGTTATTTGGAAATTTCATTTTTAGTTTTGTCCTTCTAATAAATTAATAAAAATTTTAAAATTTATAAAGAAGGTGGTGCGATTGGAGGGTTATCCCATGCTTTTAAACTAGATAGCCTATTTTGTGTTTCAGCTTTTTTATATTTTAATTTTAAAAATCGTGGTTTTCTTTTAATTTTTTTCATTTTGCTCCCCTTATTATTTTATACTCGTTGTACAAGCCACGCAACGAGTGCCTTTCTACAGTTATATTCTCATATATAACTATAGTGTAATTCAATATATTGCAATTTTTTTTTAATTATCTTGTTAAATGTATTGACTATAACAACTTTTTAGTTGTATAGCTATAATTATAGTGCAACTATAGTCGACTACAACATAAGGTTATCTGAAGTGAAATTATCACAATATCTAGTTAAAAATGGAATATCTCAAAAAGAATTATCGGATTTATTAAAAGTTTCACAG